CTTAGATTTCTTAGCCTGAACAGCAGCTTTGGTAGCGGTTGACTTTGCATCAAAGTACTTGCCAAGGACAGGGCCAAGAGACGATACATCGTCAACAGTCTTGCTGACCTTTTTGATCAGCGCAACTGCTGCCTGTATACCTGCGAGGGCCGTTAGTGGATCAATAATTTTCGGCCTCCACTACTTTCTTAGGTTCAGGTTTACCTTTTTCTCGCCACTTTAGGCACCAGACCTCTTTGCGGTCAGAAGACCATGACCATCTCACGCACTCAAAAATTGGCGCAGGCGCTTGTACCGTTGCCGGTGGTGGTGGAGGTAAGGCGTCCATATATCACTTGTCGGCCTTGGCTTCCAGCTTGTCAAAGATTTTTGCCAGCATGTCTTTAATCTCGCGGGTGTCTTCGCGGTAGTCGTTGCGGGCCACGTAGTTGACAGGCATAGACCGCACGTCAGTGTCCAAGCGCTCTAGCGACTTGGTGATGCTGTTGAGCGTCCACCCGCCAAAGAAAGACGCCAGAACAACCGCGCCGTTGAACAAAACTTGGTAGTCCATTTAGCGCGCCATTGCGTTTTGATTTTCAGACTGAGGCGCAAGCGCGTTTACTGGCGTTGCAGGCGCGGCCACAGCACGGACAATAGCTGGGCCGGCTTGAGTCCAAGTTGCTGGATCGCCAATTGCTTTTAGCACTTTATTTTTTTCCGCAGCGGGCAAAGTGGCTAACAACTCATCAAAAGATTTTGACGATAGCGATGCGGTTGCTAATTTTTGTATTGTTTTATTTCCCACTTTGGTGCCCAATATGTCTAACACTTTATTGGCAGCGGTGATTAAAGTGTTTAGTGGATTTGGTATGCGGTAGTTAGCCAATTCATCTTTTATCAGGTCAGACGCGCGTTGTTGCCCTGCGGTTATTTGTTGGCCAACTGAAGCGTCAACTTCTAGCTGCCGAGCGACATCGCGCACTTTAGCAAGCTGATCCGGCGTCAGCACTTCATTTAATGATTCAAATCGAACACCGCCTCGCCCGCCCGCACGCTTAAGCATTGCTTGTTCGCCGCGCCCAAGCACATTAAGAAACGGGCCAATGCGTTCACCACCACCTGGCTTTTCTAACACAGACGCCATTTCTTTTAACACTTGTGCTTGGTTAACCGGCGCGGACAAATCAGAAAAAATTTGCCGCGCTTGCCCGTACTCAGGCACTTTGGTTTCAAAAGCCTTAACGTAATCGTTTAGCAACCCTCTTGCAGCTAATTGCGTATCGCGGCCTGTTCCGGTAAGCGCTGTTTGGCCGTATGCAATGTCTGCCAAAGCGCGCTTAACGTAGTGCAGTGATTCGCCCGTAATTTCGGCGGTTTGGCCTGGCACTTCGCGCATGACAGGTTTGCCAGTTACATCTAGGACGCCTGTTTCGATCATTTGCGCGGGCGCAGTTTTGCCCATGATAAATGGCCGGCCTTCCATCTTGGCAATCTCTGCTGCTTTAGACAGTGTGCCTTCTGGCATCCGAGCAATTACGCTGGCTAAATCTGCATCAATAGGCACAACTGCTTTATCAGCGGCTTCGTAAAGCGGTTTGGACGCTGCGCGGCGCGCGTTAACGGCGGCTTCCAGATCAGGCGTAACGCCTTTAATAGTTGTGCGGCGGGCGCTTTCTTGTGCGGCCTCAATTGCTGCGCGGGTGTCAACAGTTGGCTGCACGCCTGGCGCGCCTGCACGTTTTACTGCTCTTTCAATTGTTGCTTGCGTGGTAGGCGCTATTACGTTTGCGCGTGCCAGCGCTTGTTGAGCCGTTAAGTTCAAACCTTCAGCTTGTTGCATAGCTGTCCGCGCCGCCGCAATTTGCTCTGGCGAACCTAACGATTCGCGGGTGATTTGCGCGGCCAACTGATTTGGCATTCGGCGTATGTCGGCAATTTTGCCGCCAACATAGCTGACACCTTGGCCAACATACGGCATTATTGCGCGACCGCCAGCCTCATACGTAGCACCTTCAAGAACATTACGAATAGGCTCTACAACTTGTGCAGCGCCTTGGCGCGGCGCTTTACCACCAATGTAAATGTCGGCTAAGTTAAGCGCTTCTTTAGCCATACCATAGCCAAGCCCCGCACCGCCTACGGCGCCGGTAACGGTGCCAACACCAGGCGCTACCAGAGTACCCGCGCCGCCCCCGAGTAAACCGCCGCCAGCCGCGCCCAGCATCTCAACGGTGGGGGTGATGAACTCACGAACTTTTTCGTACGTAGTAGGCGGCTTACGTTTAGCCGGAATACCACTACTAGGCGCGGCTATTAGCCCAAACTTGCTGCGGATAGCTAGCTGAGTCTCTGGGTTTGCGTTTACAAAGTTTGGGTCTTGCGGTGCAAACTTATCAAAAATAGCCTGCTTAGTGGCCGCGTTTGCGCCGGTGTAATTAGGGTCGCTAAGAAGGGGAGCCAAGCCAGCCATATCAATCCTTAAGGAGACACTTGCAGAAGTGGGTTGCTAGTGTCAACGCCCGCAGCCGCGCCAGCCGTTTTGGGTGGTGGAATAAGCCCAGTAAGCATCATGCGATTTTTAGCAGCAGTCCAACCCGACAAGCGTTCTTCAGCGGTCTTCATCGGGTTAGCAACGTCGCCCAACGCGCCAACAATAAACTCGCGGTCGGTGTTAGAAATGCCGGCGCCCAGTTTACCGCCCGCCAAATCAGTAGCAATTTGGTTGGCTGTACCTTCCAATGCAGCAATTGCTTTGCGGCCTTCAGTAGACTTACCAAAGAAAGCAAGCGCGGCAGCGCTGCCTGCTTGAAGACCACCACTGGTTGACTTTTCTATCAATTTAGAAATAGTGTCTTCGCCAGTTTCAACGTTATAGCCCGCCGATTGCAAAGCCCTGACTGCGGCTGATTGATCTTTTGCGGCTTGAATTTTTGTAGCGGGTATAAATATACCTTGAGGATTTTCTTTGGTTGGCGGCGCAACAAAACCACCAGCTTGCGCGTTAAACACGGGCTGCGTTGCTTTTTCTTTTTCAAAATTAAGCCGCTGTTGAGCAACACCAAGCTGGCCTTGTGACACAGCAAGCTGGCCCTGTGCGGTGCGTTCGCCGATGGTCGCCGTTTTAACAATTGGTGCCACACCTGTAACGGGCAAACCGTAGCCAGGCAACGCTGGGTTGTCTTGAATCGAAACAATTTGACCGCCTGCTTCTTGGCGCGCAATTTTTGGCAGCATTGCCCCAAACTTGTCTTTAGCGTCTAATATCTGCGAAATTTTGTTTATGCGGTATTGGCGAAACGATTCAGGCGTCATGTTTTGTAGCTGCTGAATTTCAGCCGCCCCGTCTTGTTGACTGAACACGCCGCTTGTCATTCCGTCAACAATTTTTTGGATTGCTAAATCAGGTGTTGACGCATCGCCTACGGACTCCCATGCGTATTTAAGTTTTTTGCGATTGGTATCTAAACTTGCTTCTGCTGTTTTTGCCTCTGATAGCTTGGTTGCCGCTTGTTGTGCGGCGGTAGTCGCTGCTTCTTTGCGGTACTGAATGCCCAGTTGCGGGCTTACCTTAAACAACTGCGATTCATAGTCGGCAGCAGTTGGGTTAAGCTGGCGAAGCGCATTGCGCTCTTGCATAGCTGCTTGCGCTTCTTGCATCTTCAGCGCGTTTAGTTCTTGAGCCTGCCGCCCGCCTTGAATCTGCTGTAGGGCAGCATAGTCAGCCAGCATGTTTTGTTGCTGAATTTCCGGCGCGCGGAAACTCATCGCAATGTTGGGGTTTACGAGTGCCATGATCAGTCCTTATGCGTTTGACCCGTAAGAAAATCCTGCGTATGGGTCTTGGTAACCAACCGCAGCGCCGCCACCACCACCGCTAACACTGGCTGGCCTATTAAGCATTTGTTGAAATAGCGCGTTGCGATCTTGCCCTTGGCCGTAGTTTATGTACTGACCCAAACCCTGCGACAGAGCGTTAGCGCCGCCCATGTAACCAGACGCCCGCGCCTGCGCTGCTTGACCGCCAGCCTCACCAACACCAGTTGCCATCGCTTGACCGGCTTGGCCTAGCTGGGCTACAGAAGTTTGGCCGACACCGGCCAAAGATTGCAGTGGGTTGAGACGAGCCTGACGCTCAGTTTGGTAACGATTGAAAGCGTTGGTGTACTCTTGGCTACCCATCTCTTGGCCGTAGCGTTGCGCGGCCCTAAGAGCGCCGCCAGAGATCAACCCGCCACGGGCAGCAGCTTGACGATCAAGTGCTTTCTGGCCTTCAGCCAACCGAAAGCCATAGCCAGGGTCAGCAGTAAACTGCTTCATGCCAAACGGCGTGTACCTAGACGCTGTTTCTAGTTCCGGCAACGCACGAACGCCGGCCTCGCGGAACGGGGCTTGCAGTTCGACTTGACGCTCAAACTGTTCGCGTTGCAGTTCAGCCGCACGGTTAGCCGCGCTAGCTTGCGTGCGTGCTGCGCTGCCCGAACTTGCTGCGCCTACTAACGCGCTGCCTATGATTGCTGCTTCAATGCCCATTTTTAATTCTCCTTGATCAGCATACCGCTGACAGACTCTTTAAACCCAAGCCGTTTTAAAACATCGTACATGTAGTCATGCCCAGGCGTAACTTTTGTGGTTACTCTACCAGACTGAAAAAAGTTTTTCCACAGACTTTTTGTTAGCCACTTCTTGCGCCACTCCGGCAACACTGAGATGTGTAACTCGTCATCTTTTTTGTACACCGCGCCAATAATTTTTTCATCGCGTTTAATTGCGCTTACTGTCCAATCTTTTACCGCAGCGCAATAATTCTCAAACGATATTGGAGCGCTCCAATCCGTTGCCTCATAGCCTACCCGAAGCGCCGCGTTCCGATCATCAACTAATTGCGTTGCCATCATACGATGCTCGTAATAATGCCGTCAGTGACAGTAACTGTCTTTAGATCGACGGTGGTGAATGATCCAGTTGCCCCTGTGTTCTTGACCGATATGGTGCCCAAACCAGTAATGTCGGTGTTGGGGATTGTAGCCGCTGCCGTAAAAGCCGCAGTGCCATTGCCCTTGACGTAGCCCGTCAACGTAACCGCCCCTGAGCCGCCATTGGGCACAGTCAGTGTGCCGCTGACATGGGTGGCTAGGCCAATCTTGCCCCACGCTGGCGCAACGCCCACGCCGCCCGAGATAAGCGCGTTGCCTGTAGCAACATCAGACAGTTTTGCCAAAGTAGTTGTTGTGTTCGCGTACAACAAATCGCCAATAGCGTAAGAGCCAAACCCTGTGCCGCCATTGATTGCAATCAAGGTGCCCGCAAGCGTCACAGCGCCCGTGGTAGCCGCTGCGGGGGTCAGGCCAGTAGTGCCGCCTGCAAACGACAGCACGCCCGTGTTGGCAAGGGTGATTGTCCCAACTCCGTTAGTGACTGAGATGCCAGCACCAGTGCCTAGTGTGTTAAGGGTATACCCTGTGCCATTGCCGATCAGCAGTTGGCCGTTGGTGGGGATAGTTCCTAGCCCCGTGCCACCATTGACAACTGGCGTAATACCAAGACCACCGCCCGTAATGTTGTACAAGTTGTAAAACCAGCGATACCACTCACGCGACACTGCCCCCGTGCGCTCGTCAGTAAGCGGCACGCGAGGCGGTGTGATCTGGGTATTAAGATTAGGCATTCGTTGGGCTAAGTATCAATTCCGCACCCACGATGGCAATTTTTACCGGATCAGTGCCAGAAAGTTCATAGACCCTATCGCGCAACTTTAAGGTCATGCCCAAGCGCCGCCAAAAGGTTCGGTGCCCATACGCGCCAAGTTTGCCAATTGATGACCAGTGTTCGTTTGAATATGTGTGACCGCCGTCATCTGACCAGCGCAACATGACTTGAGGGTTATAGCCAGGCGCCGCAGGATAAGAATTGGTTACCAAGTTGTAGCCGCTAATGTCTTCATCAGACAGTTCGTACTGCCCAAGCGGTTGAAAACCGTCCCCTGCCTCGGTGGTCAGGGTGTCGCCTGCTTGCGTGGCTAAAAACGTCTGCACGTATTCGGCCACAAGGTCTAGCCCCGACTCGGTGTCAATATTTTCACTGTCATAGGCAGGGTACAAATTCAAGCCAACGCCAGTTTCGCAGTCCAGTTGCAAGCTGTGCTGCGCGGTACGTTTCAGGTTGTTTTGACCAGTAGGCAGCGCCCGCCACGACCGCAGCCACTTTTGGATGTCGCCGTTGTCAGCGTACACATCCAAGTCAAACGTGTAGATGTTGCCGTTTTGAAAATCGCCAACAATGATGTTGCCACCAAAGTTGCATTGGCAATTGCTGCGATGCCGCATAAATTCGCCATTGTTAAGGCCAGCACGTTCGTGCCAGGCTTGCGTGGCTACGTCATATACCCAAGTGGCGTTGCCGCTTGGAAAGGTCAGCACGTAAAAAGCGTGGCCTTCTTGCTGGTATGTGTAGGCAATAGCGTCTGAGATATTGCCGTATTGGGCGATGGCGTACTCTATCGCATGCGTTGAGATGCGAACGCCAGTGTAGCCATTGGCGCGGTAGACAATACCCTGCCCACGGGCGTCTGTGCCCAGCCAGAACAGGCCGTTGTCCATCTTGGCGATGGTGTACGCTGACACGCAGCCGATCTCGTTAAACGCGCCTTGGATGCGCTGCAAAGGAAAATCAGCCGCACCAGAGTTGTACCAGACCTCAACCGAATCGGTGCCAAACACCCACAGTTCGCGGTGATCAGCAATAAGGCCCACCACGCCGTCTGGAGAGCCTTCAGCGCTTGCAAAGTCCAGCGGGTCAACGGATGTACCATCCAGCAGTTGCGACACCCAGATGATCTGGCTGTTGGGTTGGTTAAAGACAAAGTAGCCATCAAGATAAGCCACCGTTACCGCACCGGCAAAGTCGGGGTCGGTAATCTGGGCAAATACGTTGGTGACTTCGTTGTAGATGTAACTTGGCCCATTGGCCGCAATAAATATCTGCGTGCCATTGTCTGCAATAGACACAGGGCCGGTGCCAGCCACGCTGCCCAGCAATGTAGGCGTTGCATTCAGGCCGGTCAATTTATAAAACTCATTGCCTGACACAACAAAAAAGTCGCTGCCATTGGTCTGGTGCGCCCACAAGGCGCGGATTGGGCCGGTGCCTACAGTCTGAAGAAAGTTCAGGCCAGGGGCGCGGTTAAGAAACGCCGCCTCCTTGCCCCCCTCGGGAATGACTTCTGGGAACAGATTGACCATGCGGTTATCCGCAGCGTTGATACTGCGGGCGACATAGGCTGATCCAAGAATCGGTGTTTTCATTAAGCGACTGCCGCACCACGCAATCCAACAACCCACCAGTCAGTACCAGCAAACTGGAGCGTTACAGAATCACCAATGGCATTAAATGTAATTGTGGTTGCGCTGCCAAGATTCGTTGGGGTCAAAACACCCGTATCGCCGCCAGCGGCTTCTGCAACATAAATAACTGTCTTGATCTGTCCTTGCGCGCCATCTGCAAGCGTCAGCGCATTACCGGTGGCGGTTGACGTAAATGCAGTGGCAAGACTTGTAATATTTACCGCGCCAGGGCCACTTAAAGCCTGCACTGCACCTGATGCACCAGTGCCACCATTTGCAACTGGTAACGCACCAGTTACCCCAGTCGTAAGTGGCAACCCAGTGCATGAGGTAAGGGTTCCTGATGTTGGCGTACCAAGAATTGGAGTTACCAATGTTGGCGTTGTTGCAAATACAGCAGAGCCGGTGCCGGTTTCGTCAGTCAATGCGGTTCGCAAATTGGCGCTGCTTGGTGTTGCCAAGAAAGTAGCCACACCAGTGCCTAAGTTGCTTACGCCAGTGGCAATCGGCAAGCCGGTGCAGTTTGTCAATGTTCCAGAAGTCGGTGTGCCTAAAATTGGACTTGCCAATACCATACTTGTGCTGGTGCAAGCAGAAATGTTGCCGCTTGCAACCGTGCCAAGCGCAGGCGCTACCATTGTTGCGCCGGTAAACAGCAACGCATTAGTGACTTGTTTTGTTGTGCCGCCTTGCACAATAGGCAAAACGTCAGTTGTGGCCGCAGCCGTGGCTACGGGGAGAGATGTAATTGCAATAGTAGCCATGTTAGTAGTTTCCTGCGTAAATGTTAAAGCGTTGACGAGTGGCGACAATAGCGTAAGGCATAGACATTACGTCATCTGGGTTGTTGATGCGTTTCAAGTTGCGCTTGCTGGTCATGGCAATGCGCTGCACTTGGGGGCTTGGCTCAACGCCAAACTCAGGCGCTATTTCCATTGCCAAGTTGTAGGTAAACGCCCGCAAGTAGCCTGGCGGGAAAAACAAGTCAGTCGCCAAGGTGGCAGGGTTGCTTAATTCTTGAACCGAAACAAAGTGCCATTCCAAGTCGCGTGTGGGGCGCGGGTAGATGGACATCGTAACGTCTGGGTAAGTCATGTTTACAAAAATGACTTGTGGATACGTTGACGTTACGGTCTTGACCGCAATGCCGTTGTACTGCTGCTGGTTGATGAACTTGATGCCGAATGACACGTTTGTGCCAGGGTCGCGGAAGTAAGTTGCCTCGTCTAGCAGCACGGGGCGCAGGCCGATAAAGTTACCGGTAGGGCCAAGCGTGCGCGTAATTTGCCCCGCAGGCCAAGTAAAGATTTGATCTTGTGTGCTAAACACCGAAAGACGCTCAGTGTTCCATGAGTCAATCATCTGGTTCATCGCCATCAGTGAGTCTTGCGACACTGACGCAGAGGTTGTTTCACCTTCGGCCAACACGCCAAGCAAACGAAGCGCCCGATTGATTTGATCGCCAGCAGTGTAAACGGCCATCTCAGACTCCTTCGGCTACAGCCTTGCGTGTGTATTTGCGCTTAACTTCTAGCGCGTTGACTGCTTCTTCAGGTTCTGAAGGCATGTCGGGATTGTAGCGTGTCCAGCCGTGTGTTTCATCATAAACGGCTTCAAGTTCCATAGTGGCGACTTTACGACCGTGAACGGGGTGTTGGAGATAAATGTTCATAAGAAAACGGGGGCCAAAGCCCCCGCTTTTTAGTTGGCAGCAATCAAACCGACAGTTTCAAGGCGTGCTTCAACTTGAGCAAGACGGGCTTGCAAGTTGGCGATCACAGCCAAAACAGTGTTACCTTCGTCTTTGGTTACAAAGCCAAAAGGGGTGCTCTGAGTTAGGTCTTGAATTGCAAAATCAGCCGTACCTGGTGCAGTGCTGGTAATTGAGGTCAACTGAGTAGTCAAGGCAGCGCCTTGAACTACAGGGGTTGTACCGTAAAAACCAGCGGTGCCGCCAGATTTGCCCATGATTGCGCCGTCCAGTTGTGCGTCTTCAAACGCGACGCCTACAGCAATAGTATTTGGCATAATTTTTTCCTTTAGAAAGATGGGGCCGAAGCCCCATCAGATTTAGGCAACGCGATAGATTGAATACGCTGCGTCACCTGTTTTGCGGAAACGGAACGTGCCAGATGTGTTGCTGGTTTTAGTCAGCGAATCTTGGATCGTGTCGTTGCCAACAAGAGTGTTGCCCGTGCCAGCGGTGAAAACTACGTCATTTGCTGCATTGTCACCAATGTTGATGAACGAGCAGTCAAACGTCGAGCCAACTTTAAGGCTAGAAAACGCCGCATCAAGCAATGCGCCTGTTGGAAACACATAGGCGCCAGCATCTGTGCCGCCCGAGTCCATAGTACACACACCAGCAGCCAAGTTGTCTGCGGTGATAGTGACAGACGCGCCAGTCAATGCAACGGGTGCGCTAGTGTTAGAAAAACTGATTTCGCCAAGATTGCCGTCACCAACTTGGTAACCGCTTGCGCCGTTTGGAAGTGCCATGATAATTTCCTTCAAAAAGATTTAAAAAACGCCCCCGAAGGGGCATTAGGTTTAGCCCCAGATGCGGCAGGCCATTTGTGGACGGATGGTACTGAAACCATACAGAACGTCAATACGGCAAGGCATACGGTCGTTGTTGATGTCGTACTGACGAACAACGCGCAGGCTGATACCGTTGTGAACGGCACGTGCAGCCATGTCAACGCCTTGTGGCAGCAACAGGTCGGCAGTGGCGAACGTGATGGCATCCTTGTGGTAAACCAAGTTCTGAGCGTACTGAGTAGAAGCAGAGCCTACAAAGGTCACAGTTGCACCAGTTGCAGGCAGCACGTCCACAGTAGCCAGAGCGTGAGCAGCCGAGTACATTGGAGCAACAGTCACAGTCCAAGTGCCGGACGAAGCGGTGGCATCAGCCAGAGCAACGAACTGGAACAGCGAACCAGTAGACTCACGGGTTTGTGGGTTGACAGCATTGCAAGCGCTGACCGTGAACACATCACCAGCTTTGATGGTGGTGGACACAGAGCCTTGTTCCAACAGAATGCTGGACGCGCCTTCGGCAGTGACGCCTGGGGTCTTGACCAGTGTGGATGCGGTGGCGCTACGTGAGCCAGTGGTGTGCTGCTTAATCGACTGAGACATGTTGATCTCGTCAAAGCCCAGCACGCCAGTGCCCATCATGCCGTTGCGGAACTGCTTGGAGATAGTGTCGGTCGGATTGAACAGACCTTTCATACCTTCAACCAGACCGGCGTTGGCCGCTGGGTTCACAGTGGCGTAACGTGGCGACATCACAGCGGCGTTTTCGTTCAGCTTCTGCTGGGCTTGGAGCAGCACCAGCGAAGTCGAAGGAGTAGTGCC